GCACATCGAAGGTGCCTGTGGTGAAATAGCGGTTGCAAAGGTTCTTGGTGTTTATTGGGGCGGTGGCATCAGCACATTTGATGCGCATGGCGACATCGATGGCACCGGTTGGGAAGTGCGCACGCGCTCAAAGCATCATCATGAGTTGTTGTTGCACGCCAATGACAAAGACGATCGCAAATATATTTTAGTTACCGGCACTGCGCCTAATTATCAGGTGCATGGCTGGATATTGGGTGCCGATGGGAAGCATCCAAAATACTACAAAGAGCATCCGGTTATAGGCCAGCGCTACTTTGTCCCGCAGGCAGATTTAATTAGTTTAGGGAGTTTGAAATGAGTATTGCCGCAGTTAGTTGGGCTTTTAAGCAGAAGGTCAATGATCCAATCGCAAAGTTAGTTCTAATCGGGATTGCAGATAAATATAACGAAGAACGCGGCTATGCTTGGCCTTCGGTAAAATGGTTGGCTGAAGTAGCTGACTGCACAACGCGCACCGTTCAAAGCAAAATCAAATTGCTTGAGGAAGTCGGAATGCTGGTTCGTGTGATGCAGAAAAACGGTAAAACGAACGATACAAATCATTATCACATCCCGCCATTAGGGGGGGGTGAAAATCCTTCAGGGGTGAACCAACTGCTTCAGGGGGGGGGTGAAGCAGTTGCTTCAGGGGGAGGGGTGAAGCAACCTGTTCACCCTAACTATAATAATAACTATATTAACAACAAATATATCATCGATTCTTTTGATTTGTTCTGGAATGTGGTGCCTAAAAAGGTCGGGAAAAAAGCCGCATTAAAGGCTTTCAAGAACGCATTAAAAGATGCTGAACCTGATGCGATTATGGCTGGCATGAATGCCTATGCTGATAAGGTTACGCGTGAAAAGGTCGAGCCTAAGTTTATTTGCCATCCATCAACGTGGCTTAATGAGGGTCGATGGGATGATGAAGAAACAGCCGCACCAGCTTCAACAGATAATTTTGGCGTATCGCGCAGATGGATGCCTGCAACGCTGGATGAGTTTCTAGCCAAGTTTAATGCAATGCCAGATTACTACCGGATGAACCGGCCTGATATAATTGCGCAGGCTAAACAGAATGGATGGCTTAATGAGTAAAAAAGATATGCTTGAAGTTGGTATCGTGCCAACGCCGGAGTTTCTTAAAAAGCACAGCGTTGAGCATATTGAAACGCGCGTTGCTGGCAAGAAGCGGATGCGCGTAACTGACCAGCTTTGGATAGATTACTATCTGAAGCACAAGCATATCGATAATGCGCAGTATTTGACCGCTACGCGCTTGCTGGCGCTGTATAGGGCGGCTGGTAGGGCGCAGAAGGTAACAGGCAGTCTTGATGGCATGCCTAAAGGCGGTAATGGTGACATGAGTGATCGCAGTGCTAACTCATTAGCTGACTTTAACAGGATTGCGCGCCGTATGGGTGCCAATAGCTTTAGCTGTGTTGAGTCGGTCGTGTTGCATGATACGAGCGCGGCAGAATGGGCGCGAATAAATGGGCGCAACCCGAAGGCCGCACCCGAAATATTTAGAATGGCTTTGGATGATCTGGAAGATGCTTTTAAGCGTCTGCGGGATCGTTAGCTGGCACTTTGCCTTCGCCATCACAATCATGGCAAAAGTCAGGCACAGTGTCGGTCGGATCAAACCAATCTCTGATCCTGATCCAGCCTGTGCCTTTACAAGTTTTGCAATCAGACATCGATGCCGCACATATATTGGAATGCTTTCCAGAAATAGCTGTCACGCCCGCCTAATACGCTTGCCATGAATGTCATAAAGATCGCTAAGAAGATTGCGCCTTCGATAACTGCTCGTTTGTCTAAATAGTGCATTACACGCTCCATATCGGTTATATGCGCATTTTATGCGTATTGGTAATATGATGTCAACATATATGCGCATATTGCGCGTAGGGGCGATATGTGGTAGGGTGTTGTCAGAATCGAATAAATCCCCATAAATGACAGAGATAACTCGATGCGAGACCTCAATGTGGTGTGGCAAGACGTTAGCGCGTTGACGCCATACATCAGAAACAGCCGAACACACTCCGATGAACAGGTCGCACAGGTTGCGGCAAGCATTAAAGAGTTTGGTTGGACTAATCCTATATTGATCGATGAAGATCACAGCATAATTGCTGGTCATGGACGCTTGCAGGCGGCTCAAAGATTGAGTGCTGAACAAGTGCCGACCATTACGCTTACCGGCCTTACAGACGCACAAAAGCGGGCTTATGTCATCGCTGATAATAAGCTGGCTCTCAATGCAGGCTGGGACGAAGAAATGCTTGCGGTCGAAATCAATGATCTGCTTGGTGAAGGCTTTGATCTGGAATTGACCGGCTTTGACCAAAGCGAGATTGATGCGTTATTAGCTGAAGCTGATAAGGTTGATGATGGGCTGACTGATGAAGATGCTGTGCCGGAAGTGCCAGCAGAACCGGTTAGCAAGCTGGGCGATGTTTGGATAATGGGATCGCACAAGATAGTTTGCGGCGATGCAACATCAATCGACATCTGGGAAAGGTTGGAGATACCTCATGGCTTTGTTGTTTTCACTTCGCCGCCGTACAATTTAGGGGAATCAATAAAATTAAGCGGTAATAAATCGATGAGCAAAGGCAAATCGGCATATAGACAATACAATGATAATGCATCTGATAGTGATTACATTGATTTAATACAATCATCATTAAATTCTGCTTTATCTTTTTGTGATGTTGCAGTCTATAATTTGCAACCGCTAGCAAAATCAAAACGACCTTTGATGAAATTGATGTCTGATTATTCATCAAATTTGATTGATATTATAACGTGGGATAAGGGTCACGCCGCGCCACAAATGCAAAAAGCAATTTTGTCATCACGATATGAGTGGCTTTTTCTTTTTAGTAATAAAGAAAATGCGTCAAGATCGATCCCGCATGCTAATTGGCAGGGCAAATTTTCAAATGTTTATCAAGCGCCGCCACAAAGAAATAATGAGTTTGCCGCAATACATGGAGCGACCTTTCCAGTTCATTTGCCTGAATTTGTTGTTGGCGATCTGATGAACAAGTGTCGCGGTGTTGTTGATTGTTTTTGCGGCACTGGCACATCAATTATTGCCGCTGAAAAACTTGGCAGATCAGGATATGGGATTGAACTTGATCCAAAATATGTGGATGTCATCGTAAAGCGATGGCAGGAATTTACTGGCAAAGACGCAATTCACGCGGAATCTGGGCAAACATTTAACGAGATTGATAATGTCGGCATCGAAGAAAACACCGGAAACAGTGCAGAAGTTTCTGCAACGTATTAGCGAAGGCAGAAGTCAGTCATCAGTTTGTCGCGATGAAGACATGCCAGCTTGGGTAACGATCTGGACTTGGGCAAAGGAAGACCCAAAATTTGCGGCGGCTTTTGCTGAAGCAAAAGAACAGCGTGGCAATTATTATGGCGAAAAGGTAGCAGAGATAGCTATGGCTGTACTCAGCGGAAAGCTTAAAGATAGCAATTCAGCGCGGGTGGCTATAGATGGCTTAAAGTGGTCTGCGGCTAGAATGGCGTCAAAGAATTTTGGTGATCGTATGCAAGTAGAACATAGCGCGCAGAGTAGCTATGTGGATGCTTTGAAGGGCGTGCAAGAGCGATTGGACGGTGAGGGTGAGGGTGCGCATAGCGCTCTACCAGAAGAACTACGCGCGCGAGTTAACGCAAATTCAGTTAACAAAGAAACAATTCAATAAAATTTAGGCTAGTAGCCTGACGAAAGCTTATATATTCTGCGGGTTTGCGCCGGTTGGTGCTACGGTGGTGCTATGACGGCTGGCTAATTTATAGCGATCTGGCTGACACCCCCCCCCTAAAAATCGCGGGCGGGGCGGTCTTGGTTTATCCCCCAAGCATCAACCCCCCCCCTTTCATCAACCAAGCACCATACCGCTATCAGAAAAAAAATTTTTGGCACTGGCGCAATTTTACATGCGCTGTGGGATCGGGGCGGGCATTGACTGACATCGAAGATACCATTTTACGCTTGCGCAACGATCCTGTTTTATTCGTTGAGCAAGTTATCGGCGCTAAACCGCAACGCTGGCAAGCTGAAGCTTTACGTGCCATTTCCAAGCATGACAAAGTAGCCATTAAAAGCGGTCACGGCGTCGGCAAGACGGCCTTTGAATCGTGGGTGGCATTATGGTGGTTATTGACCCATTACCCCTGCAAAGCCGCTATAACGGCGAATACGGCGCACCAGCTTAACGATGTGCTATGGACTGAAATAGACAAATGGGCGCGCAAGCTACCAGCCGGATTCAAAGACCTACTTGAATTTAAGAGCGACAAGATCAGCTTAAAAGGTGCATCCGACTCATTTGCTGTTGCGCGTACAAGCAGGCGTGAAAATCCAGAGGCACTTCAGGGCTTTCACAGCGAAAACATGCTTTTTATTTGCGAAGAAGCATCCGGCATTCCTGATGTTGTGTTTCAGGTTGGCGAAGGCAGTATGTCAACCAAATCCGCTAAAACCCTTATGGCGGGAAACCCAACCCGCTCTGATGGCTACTTTTATGACGCGTTTCATAAAGACCGCGACCAATGGCATTGCATCACGGTTTCTTGTGAAGATGCTGACACTGTTTCTGAAAAGTTTCTTGCCGATATGGCTTCAAAATATGGGGAAGATAGCAATGTATACCGCGTTCGCGTCTTGGGTGAATTCCCGACTCAATCGGATGATGTTCTGGTGCCACTACACTTGGT